GTTAATCGTCTGTAAATCGAAACAATATACATACCCCTATCTATATGTGTTGATGCGTACCTATATAATTTATTGTATGTATTAAGGTGGTCTATTCTCTATATATATTAAGGTAATACCAAACGTTTGAAATAAGGCTATTTTTAATTGATTTGTGAAAGTTTAAGTAGGATTGTATACTAAGATATAACAAGCATAAAAAAAAGCCCTTAGATAGGCTTATTTTAGCTAAATAGTGAAACAATATAAAAATAAAGTATATTATAATATATTGTAAATAGTTATATTATTATATTCATTACAATAAGGCACAAAAAAAAGCCTATTGAATTAATAGGCTCTCGTTTGTTTTAATTTGGTTATTAGGATATATTAATGATAATTTCTTTGTTATTTATTTCGTCAACTTCGATATAATCAACATTAAAATTATCTTCTATATGTTCGCACCATATAATCACGTCAAGTTCATTATCGTACTTTTTAAGTTCTTTTATAAGTTCTTTTACCTTCATCGTTTGTTTGTTTTAGTTTTTAGTTATGATTTATAATTACCTCATCGTATTCAAATTCATTAGAATAAATACTATCATATTCGCTATATATTTGCTCCTTTGTTGGAAATTCACAATTATATACAGAATAATATCCATTTTCTAAAGGCTTTGAATCATATTCAATTCCATTCAAGGTAATTGTTTCTCTTACCTCAAAATAATAATTACTATTAAAATGTGTAAAAGAATTTTGTAATAGTTCAAATAATTTATTCAAATATTCTCTTTTGAGTTTTGTATCAATTTCAAATTTATTGTAATAGATTTTATATACCTGATATTCACTTTGGACATATCCTTTACATATTATTGTTTTTGAATACTGATAATCTTCTTTACAAGAATTATATCTTTTTTCATCTTCAACAATATTCGCAAAATCATTGTTTTCTATTTTACAAAATACATTTAATTCATTTGCTAGGTAGTTTATATCCTCCTTAAATAAATCGTAAGCATCATTTGAATTATAATCTCTTTTTATTGTAAGGGTTTTTTTAGTTTTCATATCGTTTTAGTTTTGTTTGTTATACCAATTAATAAATCTAATTACTTCTATGTATGCGTGTTTTAAATCAAGGTCTAAAACTTCGCATTTTAATGCATCTGTATCAAAATCTAATTTATTAATATCAATTAACATTAAAGCCTCTCTTACTACAGGCATAAGCCAGTCCCAAGATGTTTGATATTCTAAATTTGCGTTATCATCTTCAATGCCCATAAATTCAGCTATCAATTTGTTGTTTTCTGTTGTTTCCATATCGTTTATTAGTTTTGGTTGTTTATAGGTTTCAAATTCTCTATTTCAGCTATTATGTCGATAGCTATAAATATTTGTTCTAGTGTAGCTTCGTTTGTTAAAGCCCTTTCTAAGACATATTGAGCCTTATCTTTATCACATTCATACCTACTTTGAACATCCTCAATATTCCAAAGATTGTCCACAAAGTATCCGTGTGACCTTAATACTTTTCTAGCGCTTTCCGTTGTTTCCATATCGTTTTAGTTTTTTTCTTCGTTTTGGTATTTAATAAATTCTACTACTGATTCGTATAGGCTTTCTATCGTTAAATCATTAGTAAGGGAAAAGTCTAGACCATCTGTACTTCCGTATGAAGGTGTATCTTTTATTTTTTGTGCTACTGGCATAAGCCAATCCCAAGATTTGTGATATAAAACACCTTTATTACCTATTTTAGTGTAATCAAATCCATTTTCTTCAGAATATGCTCCCATAAATTCAGCTATCAATTTGTTGTTTTCTGTCGTTTCCATATCGTTATGCTTTTCTTAGTTTATGTAATTGCTTTGATTCAAACAAATAAAAATAATATTGTTTTATGTTTATTTTTTCAGGGAAGCGTGTACCTAGATAATGAATAGGATTTTTAAAACATATTTTTTTAAATTCAGTTAAAGAGTAAAAATACTTAAAAGGCTTTCTATATGTGTTTGCCTTGTATTTTTTTCCATTATCATCAACGTGAGTTAAAATACATTTTATTAATGGTATTTGCTCAAATATTGCGAAGGTTAAAGCTTCTGAATACTTGTTAAAAGTATATACCTTCTGTATTTTTTTGTTTGGTAAATAAAGCCTTTCTTTTGTTTCGGTTTGTGTTATTTCGTATTTCATAATTTAGCTATTTAGTTCGTTCAGTTCTTTTTTTAAACTTTCAAGCATAAAGTCAACCGAACCTATCTTAAAAGGGTTAATTTTTTTTTCCAGTTTCTTAATTTCTTTTTTTAGTTTTTCCTTTTTACACATAGTTTTTTTCGTTTCTGTTTGTTTAATTTCGTATTTCATAATTTAGTTATTAAAGAGTTAATAATTTGTTCCCAATTTGCTCAATGTTTTTGATACAAATATTGTGGCATCCTGCTTTAAGGCTTTTAGAGTTAATATTGTTTATTGTGTAGTAACCTAATTTATAGCCAACAATATCAATTTTATTTTGAATAGCTAAATACAGCTTTTTAGCTTCGCTAATTTCAATCTTTATACCTTGAGACGTTTCAACTTTTGTGTTGTCTTTAGATAATCTTAAATAATCAAAATTGCCTATTCTAAAAAAGTTGGTTTTATAAGAATTGAATTTGTCTAAAGCTATTTTTAATTGCTCTATTTCTTTTTTACGTTTCGTTTCTTTTGCTATTTTTTGAGTTTCTTTCAAGTTAGATAAAAACGAATTATAATTTTCTTTCAATTCTTTTACAATGTTTTTTAATTCTATGTATTTACTTGTTGATTTTTTAACCACATATTTATGCTTTATTTTATTTGCTTCGGTGTATTCAATCCATTCATTGAGTTGATTGAATAAGCTAAAAATTGAATCCAAGTAAATTTGAGGCTTTCGGGCTTTACCTAAATTTATCAAATCATTTGAAATTTGAATATATACATTATCTATATGAATATTTGTGACATAAAATTGTTTGTAATGATTTGTAGCATACATTAATTTACTAATGTGTTTATTTGTTGTAACTGAATAACCTGAGGAATCTATTATGATAGCCTTTCTGTTATTAATAAATTCACCCAATAAATAATGATAACCATAAGAATATATTTTATTGGATTCAAAAAATATGCTCCTTGTTGAGTTTCTTCCCTCACTTTGGGTTTGTTGTGCGTAAACGTGGATTACTTCGTCTGTGTTTGAAAATACTTTTTTCATTTGTTTGTGGTTTTTTGGTTTTGTGTAAATATAAACAATTTTTGAACAAACAACCAAATAAAAGCAAATATTTTTTTTTGCCTCTATATAGGTACACGCATACACGCGTATATAAATAAAAAAATTAATATCCAAAAAAAACAACAAAATTAACATAGACCACAAATTTAATAACTTCATATGTATATTTTTATATATGATAGGGGACTCCTCCCCTCCCCTACCCTCCCCTACCCCACCTCCCCTACCCTATCGAACATTTCTCTATTTAATACACATTAATTAAATTGGTGGCGAGTTTGGCGGTTTAGAAAAAGTTTATTATATTTGTAAAACAACAAACAAGTATTAAACAATTTAAACTAAAACAACAAGCTATGAAAGATGCTTTATTAAACACAACAAAAAGAATGATACACCAAGCGTGGAATATTAACTACGATGAGAAGTGTACTAATGTAGATGCACAACTAAATTATTTTCCGGATAAGTATGATGGTGGTAATCCGCCAATAGTAACTTACACAATTACAATGGAGAGTGGTAGGAAACAGGAAAGGGCTAATTGTTCTGTAGCATTTATTGAATTGGTAAATCATTTGATTAAGTGTAAATATGAATCGTTACTTGAAAGACAGTAACATAAAAAGTGAAAGTTCCATTTTTGGGAGTTGTGTAATTTAGAAAACATACCACCCCTCCCTTTTTAACTAAGTAAACATTAAACAACTATATATTATGCAAGGACATTGGAAAAAGCAGTTCAATTACGATTATCTAGGGTCGTATTCTTTAGACGGAAAGAAAGAAGCTATAGTAACAATCAGTAAGCTAGATACTGATAAAGTAACCGGACAACAAGGTAGAAAAGAGGATTGCTTTGTGGTTTACTTTAATGAATTTGATAAACCTATGATACTCAATCGTACTAACGCAAAGGCAATAGAGAAAGTAGCCGGAAGTGGTTTAGTTGAGAATTGGGTAGGCACACAAGTAACTCTTTATGTAGAGCAAGGTGTTAAGGCTTTTGGTGAAGTGGTAGATGCTCTTAGAATTAGAGATAAGAAACCTACTAGGCAAAAAATGACTAAGGAGGTTGAGACAAGTATGCTTGATGCAATTAAATCGGGTAAAGGACTTCAAGTAGAACAAGCTCTAATTAAGTATGATATGAGTAGTGCTACGCAGGAAAGAATATCTAAAGCGTTAGAAGCATTTTACTTAGGTTAAAGGGATGATGTTATTAGTTATTGTAGCGTGGGTTTTAGTGGTGGCTAATGCACCTTGGTGGATTTGGCTATGCTTCACGATACACATCATTGGTAGTTTCGCAGCTTGGGTGTTTAACTACGACTTTGATAAATTATCAGAAAAACTAAACGAGTAGATTATGAAAACATTTAACACAGATGAGGAATACTACGGAGATTACGAGTATGTAACTAACTCTCAGTTAGGATATATAAAGAAATCACCTGCTTACTATTGGAAGATGCGTGATGGAGGCAGTTTAGATACACCTGCTTTAAGATTTGGTGCTTTAGTACATACACTTATACTTGAGCCGGAAAAATACCAAGAAAACTTTGTGGTGTTTAATCCTGATGATAGACCTGAGAAAGACAAGGGGATGACAAGTAAATTAAATAGAGCTTGGAAAGTTAAGATAGAGGATGAGTGTTCAAGTGGTCGTAAGTACCTTATGACTATGGACCAATACAACCTAGCTATAAAACTTAGAAACAAGTTATTTGCTTGTAAAGAGGTTAAGGCAATATTAGATAATTGCAAAACGGAAGTACCTAAATGTTGGGTTGATTTTAACACTATGACTAAGTGTAAAGGTAAAGCTGATATAGTGGTAGATAACGGAGATATGTTAGTGGACATTAAGACCACAGGTAAAGACGTATCAGAGTTTAAGAAAAGTGCCTACAGGTATGGTTATAATAGACAAGCAGCATTTTATTTAGATGGTTTTAACGCAAAAGAGTTTGTATTTATTGTAATAGAAACTAACGCACCACACCAAATAGGTATATTCAGGTGTTCTGAGATGTTTTTAGACTCAGGGAGACAAGAGTATATAGATTTATTAGAAAAGAAAAGATTGTATTGTGAAACACAATCAGAAGCAAACAAACATATAATTCACGAAGAACTATGAGAAGGCAAAAAGCTACTCCTTACGGAAAAAGAAGATTAAAAGAAGGTCTAAGTTTAGTAACTAGATTTTGGAATGTAACAAACGAAGAAGTGTTAGGTAAGTCTAGGTTAAGGCACATTATGAATGCAAGACATTCACTAAGGTACTTCCTTTGTATGAGCAAAGATTTACCTTTAGCTGAGATTGCACACTTAACTAACGGAGACCATTCAGTAGTAATACACTCTAGAAGTATGTTCGATACACTTTGTTTGTACGACCCGAACTTTAGAGAGATGAAGAACATATTTGTAGGAGATGTTCGGCACGAACACAAGGTAAGTAGGAAAGTTAAGATAGAAGAAATATTAATTTCCGCTTTACCAATTAGAGAGAAACGAATCAAAATAGAGAGCCTTTATGAAAATTGATAGACTAGATGTAGCACACGAAGAAATTACAGAGAACTGCGATGAATACATTATTATATCAGCAGAGTACAAGAGTGATGGAGACGTTTTAGACCCTATCGAAGAACTTGTAACAAGGGCTTATGTATCAACTAACGGAGAGATACTTAAAGAAATTTTAATAGATGAGATGCAAAACTCCAAAAAATTTGCTAACTTTGTTAAAGAAGTTATAAACGAGTATAATCAATTAAATTCAGAAAGAGATGAGTAACTTACAAATTACCGGAACAATTACCAAAATTACAGATGTAATCGAAGGAACTTCTAAGGCAGGTAAGTCTTGGAAAAAATTAACCTTTGTCATTCAAACTTCAAGCGAATATCCTAAAGATGTAGCTTTTACTGTATTTGGAGAGGAAAAAGTTGATAATTTTGTTAAATACAACAAGGTAGGTCAATTAGTAGATGTTAGTTTTAATGTAGAGTCAAGAGAGTATAACGATAGATTCTATACGGACCTACAAGCGTGGAAAGTATTTACTAACTCAGGGCAAGGCTCTGAGGTAGAAGCAACTTCTAAGGAAGAAGTATTCCACAAAGTAAATGACGATTTACCATTTTAGTTAAAGGGGGTGAAATACCCCCTTTACTTTTTTTTATTAACCAAACAAAAAAAATCAAATGATGGCTAAAAGATTTACAGATACGCAAAAGTGGCAAGAGGATTGGTATTTAGATTTACCAATAGTATATAAAGTATTTTGGATATACATTTGTGATAATTGTAATCACGGAGGTATATATAAGCCTAATAAAAGAGTATTTGAACTACTTATAGGAGAAAAGATTAACCTTGAGAAGTTTCTTGAGGAAATTAATAGAGACAAAGTAAGAATAATTAAGTTAGGTAATGGCAGGTGGTACTTAACGAGTTTTATAGAGTTTCAGTACGGAAACACATTAAACCCTAACAATAGAGTTCATAAATCTATATTAAAGTTGTTAAATGATAATGACATTAATTGGGATGGAACACAGATAGAATACAAAGAAAAGGATTTTAACGAATCTGCAAAACCTAGAACCATCACCGATGCTATAGACTACTTCCTAGTAAAAGGTAGCAACAAGCAAGAGGCGGAAAAGTTTTACTTCTTCTACGAGTCTAATGGTTGGAAGGTAGGTAAAAACCCTATGAAGGATTGGAAGATGGCTGCTTCGGGATGGATTTCTAGGAATAAAAAAAACACACCTGATTCTGACTATTTAGGTGGGCAACTTAAAGCTATTAGAGGGTAATGAACTATAGAGTTACTTCTAAGCAAGAGGTCGTAGATTACTGCAAAAATATATATTCTAAAGGATATACAAAAGGAGATTCTACCGGCATTAGTCCACTAGACCCACACTACACATTTCGTAAAGGAGAGCTTACGATTATGACAGGTTTTGCCAACATAGGTAAAACAACTACACAACTATTCTTGATGATAATGGCTTCTAAGCTATATGGCTACAAGTGGCTTATGTATTGTCCTGAGAATGAACCTGTGGGAGATTTAATGATAGATATAGCTGAGATGTATTGTGGTAAAACTGCAGATAAAGATTTTGCAGATAGAATAACACAAGACCAATATTTACTTGCTATTGAATGGGCTTATAAACACTTTACAGTAATTACATTTGAAGAAACACCTACAGTAGAAGAAGTGTTAGGTGCATTTGACGATTACTTACAAGTAGAACAATACGATGGTATATCTTTAGACCCTTTAAATGATTTAAGGTCAGCACAGAGACAATCTAAGTATGAGTATTATTACGATGCTTTAAGTAACATTAGGAGATTTATTAAAAAGCACAATGTTATGTTTTACTTAGTTGTGCATCCGGGTACTGCTGCAAACAGAAAGAGAAATGAAGATGGGACTAGACCTGCTCCAAATATGAGTGATGTAGAATTTGGTGCTATGTTTGGTAACAGGGCGGATAACTTTCTTGTATTTCACAGAAACCCTCAAAGCGATAAGTGGAATGTAACAGAAATTCACGTTCAAAAGATTAAGTTCCAAAAACTTGTTGGTGTGCCTACTCCCGAAATAGACCCAATACATTTGTTTTATTCATATAAAAAACGTAGATTCGAGTATCTTAATGAAAATGGTAGTCTCATAGACCCATTAGATAAAGTAAAAACTAACCAAACATTTTAACTATGGCTGACGAAATTACACTAAAAGCATTATGCCTTTTAAGAGAGGCTGACCCAAATCAAGACGAGCTAAATAGTCTAGATAAATTTATAGCACATCAAGCAGAGGTGGTTAAGATGTTCGAGCAATTTAAGGACCACCCTAGAGCAAATGAGCTAAAGCCTAGATTAACAGTTTTCGAGGAAAGTGCCTACGCATTTACTTATGTATATACCAAAATGATGGCATATAAAAGAGAAAAGTTACTTGCTGATTCGAGAGAACTAGAGATGGCTAATGCAGTCATAGAGCTAAAGCAAGAACTAGATATATTAACTAAACTTAATAAAGATGAATAGCACAGAACTTGAACTATTAGACCGCTTTGCTAAGAAATACGATATAGATTGTAAGCCTAGCGAAAGTCAATATGATTTTTGGGACTTTACCTACGAGTGGGATGATAGAAAGTTCTATTGCGAGATGAAGAAAAGAAATTTTACTTTGGATTACGCAAAGGAAAATTATACCGGTGGGTTGCTACTTGAGATGCACAAGTACGAAAGAATTTTAAGACGAGCTAAGAATGAAAAAGGTTCGCAAGGATTGTATGTAAACTTTTTTGATGATGATAAGGTGCTTATATACAACCTAAATAAAGTAAGAATAAATAAGTGGTTTTGGAAAACTATGCCGGAGACTACAGATTTTGGAAGAAGTAAATATGTTTATAAGTATATTACTTTCTTAGATTATGATAAAGGAAAGGTTTTGTATATTTGACTTGTTGTGATTTTATAGTAATCATAGCTTGGTTTTCATTGTTTGGTTAATTGGAAAAGGAGGGGTCATTTTGATTCTTCCTTTTTTTTATTTATATTTGTTTAAAACCGAAAGATTATGACGAAAAAGAAACTCACACCGAAGTACAATGACAACAAGTCTATTAGAGCTAGAATAGACAAGTTGTTAGAAAAGAACACATCTAATGTAGCCAATTCCGGTACAGGAAGTAAATTAGATGTAGGAGATGATAGTAAGGTCAAAGAGGCTTGGCAAGAAATACAAGCTAAGATAAAGGAGATAGACCCTGTGTTTTACGATATAATTAAGGAGAGATGAAGATAACCAACGAAGATAATATGGAGTTAATGGCTAGGTACGAGGACAATCATTTTGATTTAGCTATTGTAGACCCCCCTTATGGGATTGGTGCAAGTAAAGTCAGTAAAAAAAAATACAAAATAAAACAATCAAACGGAAAAATAAGTAATACACCAAATAATAACTATAAAAATAAAGATTGGGATAATGAAACACCAAAAAAAAATTATTTTGATGAGTTATTCAGGGTTAGTAGAAATCAAATAATTTGGGGAGTAAATTATTATGATTATAGTTTGTTAGGTGGCAGAATAATATGGGATAAATTAAACGATAATTGCGACCAATACGATTGTGAAATTGCCTATAATAGTTTTAATAAAAGAACTGATATAATAAGGTATAAGTGGATTGGTATGTTTCAAGGTAAACAAATTAGTAAAGACTATGGAAAAGCTAACAGACAACAAGGCAATAAATCACTTAACGAAAAACGAATACATCCAACTCAAAAACCTGTTAAATTATATGAGTGGCTATTAATGAACTACGCCAAAGAGGGCGATAAAATACTCGATACACATTTAGGTAGTGGGAGTATTGCAATAGCTTGTCATAATTTAGGCTATGATTTGACTGCTTGTGAAATAGATAAAGATATTTATCTTTCTGCAATGAAACGTACTAAACAGCATCAAGCACAATTAAGATTAATATGAGTAGTATAGAAGAACAAGTGTGCTTTAAGATTTTAAAGCGTTCTGAGGTGGGCAAAGTAAAATATGGCGTTACGATGGACCGGCAGGATTTAAACCGCTTAGAGTGGCTTAAACACGCACAGGAGGAAGCTATGGATTTAGCAGTCTATCTGCAAAAGTTGATAGAGCTTGAGGAGCAAAAACCATTTAGGTACGAGTGGAATATAACTAATGAAGGGGACAAATAGTCCCCCTTTTCTTTTAGCTTCCACAAGCCTCGCAATCCTCATCGTCAATACTACAGGCTTCGGGTTGTTCTTTTTCTTCCAAATCCTGAATCCAACTTCCAAATACATCTTCTGCTACTTCTTCGGCACTTTTTTGTTTTCCTTTATCCATTCTATTGGTACTTGTTTATCTGCCCACTTGATGTTGTGTTTCTCACACCATTCAGAGTAGGTCGTTTTACTTCCTTTAAATAATTTATTAGTGTGTCTTTGAAAGACCATACGAATATCTAAGTCCGGGTGTTGTTTGATAACTAGCAACATCTTTTTTCTATCTGATGCCGAGAATCTACCTTTTAGCTCTAATATGATTCCGTTAGGTAGTATTACATCCGGAGTGTATTTTCTTTGCTCTGAAACTTCATAATAAAGATTTCTAGTTTCATATTCAAAATCAATATTAAGATTATCAAGCTCACCGCAAACAGTTTTCTCATAACCACTTCTATATCTATTTTTTTTCCTAGTACCCATTTGCCTTGTTTTCTTCTCTTGTTTTTCTGTTATGACAAGAATGGCAAAGAGATTGTAGATTATCTAAGTCATACATATCCCCACCTTGCTTTACAGGCTTTTTGTGGTCCACCACATCACAAGAAACTGTCCTACCCTCACTCTCGCAAATAACGCACAAAGGGCTTTGTTGTACCCACCAAGCTCGTAGCTTCCGCCATTTAGATTGTCGGTAAACAGAGGTATCTCCACCCCAAGACTTGTTTTTATCTGCAGGAGCTTTTCTTCTCCTACCTTTTGGTAATGTAGGCAAAATAGTTAAGATATAATTAGTTCAAATCCTTTTCCTTTGGTGGTTTCCAATAGCTCAAGGAGAGTTCGTCTAGATGCTGCAATATCCAATAAGGAGTCATTGTTGATTTTTGCAAACCTACTGCCAACAAGAATACACCCTCTTGTGTCGGTATTAAAGTTTCCTTGATGAATAAGTATGAATTTTCTATTGGGAACATTCTCTAATATAAAATGATTTTTGTATTTAGGCGAAGTTCTAGGCACAACTTTATAAACACCTTTTGGAATGCAACTAACATTTCTCATATTAGCTAACCACGGAAGTTCTAAAGTTACACATTCAAAAACTTTCTCTAAGCCATCATACAAAGTAAGATAGCCTAGAGTCTGTTTATCTGATTCGTTTACCCTGTTAAGATAAGCCCTCATCCTCCTATTGTTTTTTGTTGAATATTTTTTGCAACTTGTTTTTATCACAAGTACAGGGTTTAGGGTCTCCCATAAAACACAAGGGTAGAACCGCTATCATAGCCAAGCATAAAACTTGCCAATTAATCCCGGTAGAGTCAATTTGACTTACTGCTGCAACTGCTAATACACCTGATACTGTTCTTTTAGAGGACCATTTACCTTTGTGGTCTTTAAACATCTCAGGTACAATAGCAAATATTCCTTTTACTGCTAATTTAGTAAATAATCCCATAATTACTTTTTATCTTTCTTCTCGTTGTTCTTAATAAAGAAAGATATAAGTTCGTCAATGTAGCCGAATATTTTATCGTCTTTTACAGATGGAGTCAATCTAACTACAATCTTAGCAGTAGCCAAAATCGCTATTAGTAACTCAGCACCATTGTCTAATAAATAACCTAATACTTCTTGCATAACTCTTTTTTTTAGTTAGTAAAGGAAAGTGAAAAAGCAGGGGAAAAGGTAGCGGTAAAACCTACTTCCTCACTCCTTTACGTTTGTTTTTAATTTTTATAATCTCTGCTACCCATTTATATATACCGAATGTAACCGCTAATACAAGCGAAGTTATCTGTAGAGATTGTTCTACATCGGATAGGCTTAAACCTATTGCTGTTAATTGTGCTATTGCCACTTCTGTTGTATTGCGGTCCATAATTTAATCTTCTATAATTTGTACACTATCTATTGCTAAGTCACCTACAAATCCTGTTGCGTTTTGACTAACAAAGTAAATATAGTAATCTGTTGAATTGTCTCTGTAGTTGTTTAGACTAATAGTTTTTTGTTGGTATGGGCTATATTGTGAGCTAAAATTACTCCAACTTTCATAGGCAGCCAATTCGGTTGCGTTAAGATGATTAGATGTTGCTGCATCATCTATATAAACGTATAAATCTCCTATTTGACTTCCGTAAGCGTGTACCCAAAATTTTAATGTTAAATCATTAGATGTGTTATTCATTTGTGGTATAACAGGTGTTCTCGCAACAAAGCAATAAGAGTTTCTACCACTAGAAACTTCTGTATATAAATATTTTGTGTTGTATTTAAAATATCCTGAGCTACCATCTGCAACACCATCTGATGGACCCGTACCTGCCGATGGCGTACTTAAGTTATCGCAATTCCATCCCTTTGTAGTTTTATTAGATGTTCTTCCCCAATATACGCCATTTGTAGCTAAAGCACCATTTACCCAACCATTTTGAGGACTCCAATTACCCGACGGACTTGTATTTGTTGTTTCTCCCTCAAATTTATAAATCAAGTTTATCAATGGTAAATAATTACCCGGAAAACTTCTATGTAAAACACTAGTTCTTAAAACATTTGTTATACTATATATATCTCCGGGAGCAACACCATCAACTCTTTTGTTATAACCAGGTGAAGTATATGTAATCCTTAATCCCATATCACCTCTACCCGATATAATACCTACAGGTGTATCTACTTGTGCGTTAGTTAAGATAACAAACCCAAAATCTTGTTGGTCGCTAGGATTCCAAGTTAAACCAAATAGCTCAGTAGAAGAACCTGCTAAAATATCTGTACCATAAGAGTTGTTTTTATAATATCTGTTAGAACCTGTCAAAGTAAGCTCCATAGAATCTGAACTAAGAGAGCCACCGGCAGGGGTTGCCAAAAAAGCTGCTTCTGCATAACTAGACCCATTGTAAACATACATTCTATATGTTAGTGATTCACTAAAACCTGTAGAACCTGCATTACCAAATCTAGCATTATGTGAACTACTAGCATTGGCTACTAACTCAACCCCTGTAATTGTAGCACCGGTAGGTATTTCTGTGTTGAAACAACCCTTCCACAAGTTCCCTCTATTACCTGCAGTAGAGCCTGATGCCACACATACATTAGTTCCGCTTGAAAGCATCCGTTCAGGATAAGTCCAAGAAACATAATTGTTACCATCGCCTAATGCAGTACCTAAAGTATTATAAGTAGTTGGTCCTTGTACGTTTGTAGTTGGCATACTAAATTAATTTTAAATAACCTGTAGGGTCATCAAAAAGACCATCAGGTATAAAAATGTTTTGTTCGTTATCCCAAACCCCTTCAAGGTCGTTTACACCATCTTGGGTTTTCCAATATTTATGTTGTTCGTGCGTAACATCGTTCACTAAACAAGTTTCCGTTTCAGGACTATATGTTGCTCGTATATATCTCATATTAATCGTGTATTACCCAATCTTGAGAAGGATTAAAATATATTACGCTTGAATTACTAGATAAAGCGTAACCTATTACTCTAACTACATCATATTGACCTGATGGATTTGTAGTTGTACTAGTTCCGGGTGTATTTGAAACATATAAAACATTACCTGTTTGTTGCGACCCCTCTATACCACTTACATTTACCATACCTCTAATACACATACCATTACTTGTAGGGCTAGTTCCAAGAGCTACTGCTAAAAATCCAAGAGCACCTACACTATAATCTGAATCAACTGCTACCCATCCTGAACTACTATAGTAATAAATTTGACCTGCTGCTGTTGTTCCTGTTCCAAAGTAAACAACTTCTGCTCCTAAACCAACAGCTCCAGCGTTAGTGTAAGTAGGTTGTGCTATTTTTATAGTAGTAGTTGCATTATCTAAAACCCATTCTGTTGAAGCTACTTTTTTAGAGTCATCTCCAGCAGGTGGTGAAGTGTTTAGAACAGTGTTTTGAGCTAAAGAACCGGATAAATTCGCAGCAAATAAATTCCCTACTGATAATATCTGTGAAGCAGGGTTATATTGAAAGCTAGTATCTCCACCAAAACTACCGTTGTCGTTATATTGTACGCTTTTAAAAGCTGTACTCCCAGTACCACCTGGAGTTCCACCCCCAGTTCCTGCATTTGCTATTACGAATGCAGTTGTAGCAATTTTTGTAGAATTATCTCCTACTGCTTGAGTGTTAGCCTCGCAATCCGTTAATGTTTTATTTGTGAGAGTTTGTGTATCTGTTAATTGTACTATGTTAGAATTTGTTATACTAGCTATCTTAGTAGCAGTAGCAGCGTTACCTGTGCAACTACCCGAAGAACCACTAACATTTCCTGTTACATCTCCTGTTATTGTTCCTGAAACTGTCGCATTAGTAACCTCTAGTGTTTCTGTTGCGGTCTCAAATGTAAAGTTAGAATTAGCAGCTAACTGACCTGACCCATTGTATTGAACCTCTGTTGTGTTACCTGCTGCAAATTGAGAATCATTAGTTGCATAGTTAGCGGAAGATATTAATGAACCTACAGGATAAGGAACATCAGCAGTTACAACTTGTGATACAGTTATACTAGTAGTTCCTGCTGCTAAATCAGCTCCTTGGTTCTCTATAGCTTTAGGCAAAGAGCCATCAGGATAACTTAATAGGAAAAAAGCACCACTAGGTATTTTACCCTTTAACCCTGTACCGGCTAAAGATATGGTGCTTATTTGTTGTCCACCTGTTATAGCTACACTTGTTTCGGCAAATGATTGACCTGCTAATATTTCATTTAGCCTTTCATTTACTTCTCTAACACCTGCATTTACCGCAAGTAAATCACTTTGTATTTTTTTAATTTTTTCCGCCATAATTAATCAGATTTTAGTCTAAACCATTCACCATCCATAGTTTCGCTTGAGGCTTTAAAATTACCACCCAAAAACATATAATATTCATATACACCATCATTATTTATAGAATATTTAACTATATCTAATGGGCTAATATTGGTACTTATTATACTACCCTGTAATATCTTTAGTGGGCTTTTTTGTAACTCTAAAAATTCTTTGGTTAAGAATTGTGTAAATGGTTCTTGCCCTGATGTAGCACCATCTCTGTATATATTTGAAGTTATAGGAATATTATCCCTGTCTGTTATAGAGAAAGTAGTGTCTGTTTCAGTAACACCTATTATAACATCCCCTAAATCATAGTTTTCAACTGCGGTTGTACCTGTAGAATATTCTGTGTACCTAGCCTCATTTGTATCTAAAGAGTTTGTTTCTTTAACTGTCAATGTAACACTTTCAACTACAGAATCTTTATCAACTAAATTTGAATTTGTTACAGAGGCAGCTCTGATTCCGTCTATTGCTTTTTGTTTTTGGTATCTAGTTTCTGTTAAAACCTTTACAAAGATTGTGCTTGTTTCTGACAATGTTGGGAGTTGGCAGTTAAATCTAAGGTCTTGAGTAGTAACGTAATCACTACCGACTGTCTTTACTTTAATAATATCTCCGTCTCTTTCTTGAAATTTCTTAGCATTTTTTATAGAACCAACAAAAGTAGAGTCGTTAAATTCTTTACTAAATAAACTATTGTATGGTGAATAAGTACCCGGAACTCTAGACAAACCTCTAGATAAAACGATTTGATTTTCGTTAGAAACCCATTCTAATTCATCGTCAGAGTTTACTGTTAAGTATTTTGTAGAGTTTGATGATACTGCTTTAATAGTTACAAAAGAATCAAAATTTTGTATACCTGAAAATAAACTAAACCCTGTTCCTAAAGTAAAATTACTTGTAGGTGTTGTCTCTGTGTATATGCTAAACCAATCTAAAGTATATATTTGGTCCTCTATAATTTGTCCTCCATAAGTGTAATTTTCGTCAGTTGTAATTTCAGGTCTATCTGTTATATTATCTCCTTGAGCTAATTCAAAGGCATTTTTCACAGATGTATATGTAGCTGAAACTGACCTATAAGGAGCTTCAAAAGTAAACGTAGAGCCACCTAAAAGTATTTCGTTTGTTTGGTCTATTGTAACTAAGTTTGTTTCTGTAATTCTATCAGCTACTGTAGCAATTTGTGTTGATTTATCAAATGGAGAGTATTTAACTATATTAGATGAGTTATCTACATAACTATTAGGTTGAACAAAATAATATTCTCCCCTCGCTAAAAAACCAACTAAATTAAATATTTTTAGACATTCTTTAAAAACATCTGAATCTTTATATTCTAAAGGAAAATTTCTGTCTGTTGCAAATGCTCCTTTACATATATAAAACTGTGAGCATTTAGCGATACCTGATGAAAAACCTGAATTGTTCCAATCTAAATTGATTTTCATAAAATCGTTTGTAGATGGCACTAAAAAATCTTCAGTAGAATATGCTATTACATTTGCTATAGTTCCTTCAAAATCATCAGACCAAAAGTGTAAACCATTAAGTTCAGCAGGTGATTGAATAGAATTGTCTGATTGTGTCCAAGTAAATTCTTGACCTGCACCACTACTTGTTATAGTCCCTATTGTTGCACTATTACCGCCACCATCTTTTATATATAGTGTTCCTGTTGTATATGAAGTACAATCAACTGATAAATAATATCCGTTACCAGGAACTAACACATCTCCTTCGCAAGATATTGGGTATCTTCTTCCTGTATCTGTAGCTGCATCTATAGTCAGAGCATTTACAGAAACCGAGTCGGCATCTTTTATTTCCCAACCTCTACTAGAACCACCTACAAAGTTACCATTCTTAACTAAGTTAGTCGCAGCAATATCCATATTCCTAAAGAAATCTTCAAAAACTCTAGCTACTTGATAGTTACTTTGTTTGTCTGTTTCACTTAGAAATGTTTTAAATTGTTCTTTTTCATAATATCCGTATGAATCAGTAGCGGTTAGAGAACAAACATATGGGTATGGTAAGTTTTCTATTGTGTCAAATCCGGGTTGTATGTAACCATACCACCATAAACTTGTGAGATTAGTATCGTTCTTGTATATTCTAATAAAAAAATCTTTAAAACCACCATCTAACACATCATACATAAACGATTCTTCATCATCATTTCTTGTAAATGTATTTAGTTTACACTCAGAGCCTAAAAATATTCTATCTCTAGTTGAACCCTGTCCGTTCCAAGTTATTTCAAAACCTTCACCGGCTAGTGATAAATCTTGAGTATTATATTCTGTTTCATTAACTGATATAGACTCAATAGTAAATGTAGAATAAACTCCACCACCGGCGTGATTTGTTATATATATTTTTGATGTTGATGAATTTCCTGCAACTATTTGAGCTTTATGAGTTCCGTTTCCTGTAAAATAAGTGTAAGCACCATCACTTAATCTAACACCGAAAGACCCATTACTATCCTTAACCTTTATCGTTACATAATATGTATCGTTATAAACAAACTCATTATTTATAGGTGTTGTTTGTTGTAATGTAGAAAGATTATTAGCATTTACACCTAACTTTAAACCACCATCAGATTGTATTGATGAATTATATGCACTCCAAAATGTTAAGCCATTTATGAATGTATTGTTTCTTATATATTCGTTACAATCTTTTTTAAATAAAAAGACGAACCAATCCGTACCTCTTTCGCCTTTAATTTTAGTTTCTTTAAATTGTCCGTATGATGCCATATCCGCTTACCTTCTATTTTTTCTTCTACTTGCTCTGTCAAACACAATTAGTAAATCGTCTCCTGATATTCTTACATCAGGTATAACAGTACCACCACCTAAAGCGTGGTTAGGTATTATCGTACCTGCAGTATCAGGAACAAACAACTCCGGTCCTCTTTCTCCTACTAAGCTCATTTTACCTAAAGGCGGTCTACCTCCGTTAGCAAATTGACCCCCCATAAGACCTGTAAGTATCTCCTTAAAACCTGTTGCTTTTTTTGGTCCAATACCGCCTAAAGTTGGAAAAAGAGAGAATATAGCAGCTAATACTGCTGCTTTTATCACTAACTGAGCTAACATTTTAGCAATATCTATAAATATGTTTTCAAGACCTCTACCTAAATGCTCTCCACTAACAAGTAAATCACTAAAAGCATCTGAAAAGCTAGTTGAAATAGTTCGACCTAACTCTTTTGTAGCATTTACCCATTTTTGAGTAGTGGCTAGTTGTTTTCTTTTAAGCCTTTCATCTTCTTGATAAGCCTCCCAAGCCCCTTCACCAAAAATCATATCATAAGCCCTTGCTATATCAGCCTTGCTTCCACCACCCGAACCTGCTTTTTGTTTTTTGGATTCCGTTCCACTTTCGCCACCAAAGTCGAATTTGAACATATCTTTAACACTACTTGCTATATTCTTCTTTAAGTTATTGTACTTTTCATTAGCCTTATCAAATGAATCGCCTAAACTAACTATTTTAGTTAATTCCTTATCGGGTATAATTTCAAATTCTTTACTCGGTGTAAAGTCCTCAAATATTTTTATACCCCAAAGAGCAGCCATATCTCTTATAAGCGTTACTGTGTCATTAAAAGTTCTAATAAAAAAGTTGGCTACTGAATTTGCGGTATTTTTTAATCTTTCTGTAATTGCTTTTCTGTTTACATCAGCGAAATAAGCTAAAGTAGAAAATGCTTTAACAATTAAATCAATTAGTATTAATATTGCAGCTAGTTTAATTGCAAAAACACCTAAAGCTACTAAAAATGGTGCTAAAGCTGCTACACCTGTTGCGATTACACCACCAAGACCACCAATCAACAACACAAGTGGTCCAATAAGAGATAGTAGCGTACCTACTACAACTATAATTTTTTTAGTTCTATCGTCTAAGGTTTTAAACTTAGAAGCTAAACCTGTAACAAACTCTATGAGTGGTAAAAATACTTTTGCTATTGTTGCACCAAGCTCTATTCGTAAACCCTCGATAGCTGACTTAAACTTCATAACCTTTGCAAAAGTGGTTGCACCCATCGCTTTTGCCATTTCCTTAAGCCTACCTGTGTTTGTTTCATACTCGGAAGTAAGCTCGGTTATTTTATCTAAGTTTTGTGATAGTATAAGTAATTGGTTGGCTGCAGTACGACCTACAAGTTCTTGTGCTTGTTCAAGGTCCATAGTACCATCTGCCATAGCGTGTAGTGTCTCGTTAAAAGGTATTCCCTTTTCGTGGAGGTCCATAAAGACCCTTCTAAGACCTGTACCTGCTTTTGATGCCTTAATACCATTATCCATTAAAACACCCATCATAGCAGATAGTTCTTCTACCTCTACACCTACTGCATTTGCTGAAGCTCCTGCGTGTCCAAATGCGGTTGCAAATGTACTAAGTTGCATAGATGAATTAGCTGCTGCACTAGCCAAGGTATTAGCTACCCTGTTAGAATCTTTAGCCTCTAGATTAAAGGCATTTATTGAAGATGAAACTGTTTCTGCTGCTAAAGATAAATCCTCTCCTGTTGCTAGAGCTAAATCTAATATAGCTTCTTCCATCCCCACGATTGCCTTGGGACTGAAACCTTTACGACCTAAAACTAATTGTAAATCTGATACTTGCCTTGCAGTAAATTGAGTAGTAGAACCCAATCTTTTTGCTTCATCTGTGAGCATTTTAAACTCATCTGCAGTAGCGTTGGTAACTGTCATTACCTTTGTCATACTATTTTCAAATTCAGAGAATGTATCAAAGGCTGCGTTACCTAAAGCGGTTAGAGGTGCAGTTATACCAAATGTTAAAGTAGAACCAATACGAGCTGCACTAGCAGCAAAACCACCTAGAGATTTGTTAGCTTTACCTAAACCTGCCTCTAAGCCCTTTATATTGGCTGCTACAATTATAGATATAGTTTTAAGTCCACCCATTATAATTATTTATTTAATTTTTTTAATATTTCTTCGTGTCTTGCTTTGACATCTTGTATGTGTTCGGGAGAAGAAGGTTTTAATTTAGTGTTTTTATCCCACGGAAAAGGTAATATTTCTTTAGGCTTAAGTTTCTTTTTAGAGTGTGGTGATAGCGTAGAGTGTACGACCATCCTAGTTCTCTCCCAATCGTTTTGGATTTTATGCTCTTGAAAAGAGTTAAATCCTACTAGCTTGTTGTTAAAGGCTCGTGGAGTTAAATCATAAAGTTCATCATAACCTAACCCCACTCTGCCTAAACCTATTTGTTCGAGTTTATCCCAATTAATATCACCGGATTCTTCATCGTATTCTTCCCCCTTACTTACTTTCCCTCACTTTGAGGTTGGTCTAGTTGGAAAGCCTCAAATATCTCGTTGATTTTTGAAAAGTCCTCGTTATCAAGCCATTCTTCAATATCGCTTATTTTGTGATTAAATGGTTCGCCAATTTTCTTAGCACCATACTTTAATCCAAAAAAAGTGATAATTCCAATGTGGTCTATCTCCGAACCTAACTGATTCATTTCGCTTAACTTCAAACCACATTTATTACAAATATCTTTTAAAGCTAAATAACTAAATCTTATAGGTCGTTCCTGACCTCCTAATTCTACCTTTTTCATTTTACCCTTTTTAAGTTAATTATGCTACTACTTGAGTCAAGTCCTCTGTTCCTGTACAAGTGATAGAGTACGTTGTATTGTCCTCAAATCCTGCATCAGCAGATAAACTTGTGATGTAAGCCTGACCTGTGTAAGTATCACCACTATCGCCAACTGTAAAAACTACTGTTACTTCAGGGTCGGTTGCTACATTTGTCATAGTTGTAAAAGCATCTGAGAAAATAGTTTTACTTGTACCATCTGTTAAATCTACAAAACCATCTCCTGATACTTCCCAAGAAATAATACCTGCTAAGTTTTTAGTAAAACCTCCTGATTGCTTAGAAGAAGCATCTCTTAGTTCTCTAGAAATTGATAGACTACAAGAAGTAGCGTGAGAAATAACTTGCCCACCTACACTTAATGTTACGTCTGTTGCATTTTGAACTGCCATTTTATTTTAGTTTTTAATTATTAAACAATCGAAATTAATGTTTTTGTAGAACTTTTCAGCGTTCTTATAATAGTCATCGTCTAGGTCTATAAACCTAAATTTAGCAGTATAAGATTGCCCATCCTCGGTATAAGTAACCGAATACAAGTCCAAAGCCTCTACAATTGCTTTAGCTTGATTATATGTTGTTCCGTAAGAGTCAGCAAAACAAGCTAACCTAACAGATAGATTACAAGAATTTAAAGAAGCACCTTTAGACATAAAGTTAGTTACATTTGTTATTTCGTAAGTAACTGCAGGGTAATCTACTTCTTGTGGTATAATAACAGGAAATACTTTTTTATCTCCAATCTCTTTAACTGATGCAAAACTAAGCACAAATTGTCTGTTAGTACCCGGCTCGTCTTGGTCTAACTCAAAATTCACATAACGAATATTTCCATATTGACCTGATTTGAACGTAAAACTATAGGTTATATATTCTTCTTGAGCTGTAGTTGGCAGCCATTCACCTTGTAAGACTTCGCTTCCATAAGTAGTAGTACCAACATTAACTCTAATTGGATAGAATGGAGCCGAATATTTTATTGTTACAATATATTCTTTATTTGCATCTGCAACAAAACCGGATGATACAATTGGGTTTCCTACATCTAAAGGGTGAATACCACCCTGTACAAATAGATTTCCCTCTGATGTTATTGATACTTCAGTAGGTGGGTCTACCGAATTCCAACTATATGTATTAGATAAAGGAAATGTTGCATTAAACAATTCTTGCGATTTGCCTGAATCGTTAGCTACATTAAATGCTGCGTTTCCGTTTAACCTATCTACTATTTTTTTACCTATTACTGCAAACATCTAAAATCCTGCTTTTCTTATCATTTTTTCTAATAACCTACCTAAGTCCTTTTGAGCTTTATTTGATACTTGTTCGCCCATCCTTTCAGCAGTTGCCCTAAAAACATCAGGGTATTGAATAAACTTTTTACCCCTATAATAGCCCTCAATTTGCATAGCAGCTAAATTTCTACTAGCTCCTTTTCTCCAATAGTGAGGGTTTACTTTTTTCGCCATTGGACCAACGAATAAGCCCGGTTCTCTAGATTTTCTTGCAGTAGTAATCCCTATAGTGTCTGCGGTCCTTTTACCAAAAACATAACTCTTAGATGTAGGGTTATATCTTCTACCCGGATTTTTACTTGCAAACTGCTTTTTATAAGCCTTTTGCATACCTCTAGCAAGTTGATTAGCTGCAGGTCTCAAAGACTTGTTTATTTCAGTCCTTGATTTTCTAGCAGTTAAGCCTAAAGACATAAGCCCTTTTTTAACCTCATTTATACCCTTGACCTCTATGCGAAAATTTTGCTTCTTGCTTGACATTATACTACGTTTTGTGTAGGCAAGTCCTGTTTAACAAAAATTTCTATATATTCTTTTCTAGGGTCAATAACAAAACCTACAATATCGTAAACATCTCCGGTTGATACTTCTTCAACTATCCAATTTGAGGCAATTCTTTTTGTTGCACTTGAATATCTTACAGTATAAACAAATCTACCATAAGATTGGAGTTGCTCACCTTCAAACTTTTCCTCTATATCTCTTAGGGTTTTTACATTTTTGTTTGCCCAAACAGTAGTCTGAGTAACATAACTCTTTTCAGAACCTCCAAAAGAATCAATAGTAGTTGCTATAGACTTAATCTTTATTCTTTGATTAAAGTCCCCTGCTTTTATTTTGCTAATAAATGCCATATCTTAGTGGTAGCATTTATAAGGTTGTAGTAATATTTCAGAAGCCATAGGGAATCTACGTTTTCTATCTTCTCTGAAATAATACATATCACTAACTATAAGTTTTAATGCTTGTTTTATTGCTTGTGGCACATCACTAGCTGCATCCCCAAAACCTGTAATAAATTCCACCCAAAACACATTAGCAGCATCCTCTTTCAAAGTTACATTAGGAAATGAACTTGTAAGATAAAATATAGATGGATTAGAATATGTATCTACATATGCTGCATCAGAGCTTTGAGTAACTCCGTTTTCATCTATGTACCAAATTGGATGTTGGTCGTTACCTCCGTGTTGTAATTTCAACCTAGAGTTAGGGAATATTAACGAACCCTTTTTAATAACCTCGTTATAATAAAGTCTATATTCGTGGTCTATAAAATGCCGACCACAGTAATTTTCTGCCATTTCAGTAGCAGAATCTATATATAGACCCAATAAAGTATCTTCATCTGTCGTATCAATACGAAGATGTGATTTAATTTCATCTACAGTAACGACCTTAGTTGTTGGGTTATCTAATACCGATAAATCGCCTTGTTTGTAGGTGTTTGGGTCTAAATACATAGATTAGTTTTTATTAAAGTTAAATAAAGGGAAGTCCCGAAGGACTCCCTTTTATTAATTTAAGCTATACTTATTATGATTGGATGCTCTTTTGGAAGATAGAATCTGCTTGAGCTACTACACCATCTACAAGACCGGTAGCTACCATTCTAGCACCACCTTTACCTGCAAGAGTGTAAGGGTCAAACAAAATATCCAATCCACCGAATACTCCTAAGTGTACTTTAGAGAAGTCACCACAAAGAACTTTGTCTTTACCTGCAGTACCATCAGAACCTAAAGCAGAAGTTACAAAGTAAGGTGTGTTGTTGATTACTTTCTCAGCTAAGTTTAAGTAACCTGCAGTGAAGTCAGCACCTGCTGCAGTAGCGATTGCACTCCAAGCATCAGGGTTCATAATGTAAGCAATTCTAGCGTCTAAACCTGCTCCTGCTCCAACTACTTCAGCTTCAAGACCTGCTAATACTCCTATAGAAGCTGCAGTTGTACCTGTTCCTCCTGCTGCTGCAACAATAGATTCAGGTGCAGAAGTAACATTTCCTTCAGCCAATAAAGCTGCTTCCATCTTAGCCATCATAGAAGCTGCGATGTTTTTTCTCAAAGCACCTTCAAGACCTGCGTTTTGTACTAAAGACTCAGGACTCATTTCTACTAGAGAAATAACCTTTTTAGGTTGTAGAGTTTTTTGTGCGATAGAACCTGATGCAGGAAGGTTTGTTGCTGCGGTTGCCTCTGCTGCCCAAGAAGAAGTGATACCTTGTACGATAGGGAATTTTCTATCTGCACTCAATCCTGAGTAGAAGTTAGAACCTGCACCTACCAATACAGAAGCTGCCTGTAGTTGGTCTATAAAGCTAGATACTTCAGTACCTGCAGAGTTAGCAGTAGTTACTGCACGTTGCTCTGAACCATTCAATACAGAGTAAGGAATAGCGATACCTTTGAATTGTTGGTGTGGGTTCTCGTTACGAGCTTCTTGGTCCATCTCAGCAACAAGACCTGTTACACGACCTGTGTAAGCTGCTTTAGCTGCATCTACAAAAGAAAATTCTCTGATTTCTTTAGACTCTTTTACATTCTGAGTTCCAAAAGAAACAGGTGCAGAAGCGATTTCAGCGTTAAGTTTTTCTTGTCTCTCAACCAATTCAATGTTTTTCTTTAGAGAGTCGATTTTATCCATTTTTGTATCGTAAGATACTTGCTCGTCATCATTGAAGTTACGAGACTCAGTTTTACAAGTTTCAAGCATAGTGTTTGCTTCTTCAATCAAACCTGCTCTTTCTTGACGTAATTCTACGGAATTTTTCATCTTTTTAAAGTTTACTTTTAAGTGTTAATTCATTTTGTAATAAAGTGATTTTATTAAGTGTTTCTTCACTATCGCATATTTGTTCTTGCTCTACTACTTCCTCATCCTTCTCGGAAATTTCTTCCTTGATTTGTTCCAAAGCCCTTAGAGCAACATCAGTATTGGCATAAGCACCAACACCTACTATAGAAACATCAAATAGTCTAGCAACTTTTTTAATGTTTCTTTTATGGACATCACCATCTTGAGTCCACTCATCATCTTCAACTGTAAAAGCAAAAGACGATTCGTACAATAAACCTCTACGCATAAGTTCAGCGACATCGTTACCTGTAGAAGTGTTTGGTAAAGTTCCATCATAT